GGGCCCACGGGATATACGCGCGGTAAATATGTATAATTATTCTCTGCAAAATCTATTAACCCAGATAAGCAGAGATCCCAGAAGGACCCGCCAGGAAGCTTAGCTTCAATAAGGCTACGGCCATAAGTGCTCATCGGCGGCGGACCGAAAGCAGCGCTGAGAGAGCTTGAGAAGAAGAGCCATTCGGAGCAGGAGTGGACTTGTCATTTAGGAGCTCGAACTCATCAGACAATTGTGAGCGGATGTATGCGATCTGCTCATTGGTGAGAGGAGGAGCTACCAATTGTTTCGCAATATTCAACTTCAGGTCATTTAGAGGTGCTGAATTCGCGAGGTCAATGAAAGCCTTCAAATCGTCATCATCCTTGAACTGATGAAGCAAAGTGTTGTGACGCTTAATCTGCGACAAACCAAAGAACGAGGTCAATCCAGACCAGGCAGCAGAAGCCACCTTGCCCAGAGCCTTGGCGCCGTTCCATATCGTGCTCAGGTCTTTCATGGTCACATCATCCTCACCATCATCCTTAAATGCGGCGCGAGAGATGCCAAGCTCGGGAGACTTTGACTGAGCGTTGTCGATCAATTGATTAAACTTCTTGATGTCAATTTCATGTTTGAGTGGACTGAAGAACGCGGAGGCAGTTACGTATGGTCTTGCCAGGTAATAGCTCACGATTTCAATCTCCCATGACTGAGGTGAATCACTCTGAGAACGGAAAACGAGACACGATTGTTGAGCATCCACAAACCCGGCAGTCGGGGGGGCCCAGCAATAATCGGTCACGAATCCAGCAGTGGACGGGGTCATGCCAAAGATGCCTTGATAGGACAGAGTAAGCCCGACACCTGGGTCAGCGGCAGACTTCACAAAGGAAGTGCCCGAGCCACGCATCGTGGTATAGCCTCCAGCGGATTCGCCGTACGGAAACCTACCAACTAAACATTCACCGCCCTGATACATGACGGGTGTAGTATTCTTAACTCTGATACCAACAAAGCAACATTGAATGTCCTCAAAGTTTGACACCATGCTGTTTATCATTATGTCGGAAGTGACAGTACTGGATGTCGGCGCACCAACCGCGTCAAGGTTGTTCGCGATCGTGATCAGCTTGGCAGCCCAAGGCGTGATCAGACACGAACTACCCTTACTGGTAGTGACACCGAAAGCCAAATCTGTGAACACGGCAACATTACGAGTCCAGAACCCATACGAGGCCCCACCTCCATTCGGGATTGGGGCGCATGGCATTAAACGAGACTCATACGCGGTGAAGGGCTGGAGGTAGGCTGTTGCAGCCTCTCGAGTGCAATCATGTGTTTGACTGAGAGCTGCATTGCTCAGGAACTTAGCTTCCACCCTAGGCACACCACTTGCGCCTTGACGAACAACTTTGTTAACGACTTTCTTTTCAATTTTCTTTTCAACTTTCTTGATTTGAGATCTTTTGGATCGCATTGTTATTTGTAGGGTTTTCTTCCCTTTGGGCCGGCGCTGGGAGCGCGTATGTGAGGTTCACCACTGTGTGATTGAGGTCAGCATTCCACCAACCGCATAAACCATAATGGTCATTTCTATGACCAAACACCTCCCGGATCGGTCACCAAAGGTGATACCAGGATGGTGGGAAGAAGGCGCAATTAGGCGTCCACACTGACCATGTGTTCGATCAATGGCACACGAACACGGCAGGGCAGAGCTTGCACCGAGGAGATAAGGTCGATTGCTTCCATTAAACTATCAATCGACGCATCGTATCTCTCTTCAAAGAATGCATCAGTTTCGGACGATATGCGGAAAACGGCGGAGCAGTAAAACTTGTGAGTCTCAAGGATGGCTTTACATTTGGGCGCATCACGAAGCAACTTGAGATTGGCGGCAATGTAGGTATCTAGAACAGGGATGAATGAGGCTTGTTTCGCCAGCCCCAAAATTTTCCCCTTAAGATCTGTCGTGTAGTCAAAGTCCTGCTTGATGAATGACCACCCACCCTTCGCAAGGATTCGGCCGGGTTTTGGCCCGAGAACAACAACCGAATTACCTTGAGCGTCGGCGCAGGGCCAGAACAATGAACTACAAAACTCCACATCACACAACCGAGTACGAGTGTTTATGTTAACCACCATGCCTAATCCACCAATCACGCGCGTCATAACAGCAGTGTCGACGGGCGAGCACAACATAAGGTTGTCGTCGCCGCTGACCACCATGTGAAATGCGGACGGGTTGTTTTCAGTGGATTCCGCCTCGATGACATACATAGACGATTTCATCACCTCAGCGGACTTTTCATCATGGACTTCACTCCAACTCTCGCTAGAGTAACACTCTACCCCATGCTCATCGAGCCATCTGACCTCCTGGTGGTAATTCGCAAGCTGAACATGTCGGACCTCCTTATAGCCCACAGTTCGACCCAGTAGACAACAAACATCACTGTTGTCATCTCGACGAGTCGAACCACAGAGCCATGCAAATAAAATGGTCAGCACAGTCACTATGCAATTTCGCAGCCAGGTGTCATCATCGCCCGATGATGTCGTACCTCTCACCTCAGAATATATACCATGTTTAGTTATGGCCTTTTTGCACCTTGAACTCTCGATCATGGCCTCAGCAACACGTCGATCCATCCCCAAGCACTTAATATATACTTCCTCGATGACCAGTTTGATCATTTGGAAGCTATTCGAGGCATCAAAGTCGGAGGCATCAGAATCATACCAAGAACCAGTCTCGTGATAATCCTTAAACCAAGCGCCTATATCCTCGCTTGTTGCTTGAAAAGGTATGAATGCAGGGCTGTCCCGATGGCAAATCTGTGCGATCATGCGGGAAGCAGCAGCTATGTGCGGACCAAAATGGGCATGCATCTCATCGGTGCCACCACTGATACATCTGGGTTTTCCCTGACAATTGAGCGCGTCGTAGTCGGCGTCGGTTTTACCGATCCCAAACTCAACCTTGACGAACTGCTTGCGCAGGTACTCACATTTAGGCAAATTCTCCAGATTAACAGCGATGGTGGCTTCAGTGAGAGGCGCACCACGATTTTTCGGAAAGTTTTCGATCCAATCTTTCTGGCGCAGTGGTTTCAAAGGCAAAGGACTCACGCCAAAGATAATAGGAGCCCATTTCTGCACGAAACCAGCAAAGACGTCGAAGCAGTCACTCACATTATGCGAATCGCGGTTACCAAAAGGCAACGGCCTAACCACGCCAGGTCCCAGCCAAAAACCAGTGTGGTAATAGCTCGGGGTCTGGTCATTTAGATCCACTTGTGGTACGTGCAACGCACGACGTCTCAAAGAGACCAGTTCATTGGCGGCACACGATTTGAAGCATATGGGATCACTAACAAATTGCATACCTACCAATGCCATAGTAGGAACATCCTCCTCAACTTTTGATTCTTGGACTCGCGTTGTGTCAATCACGGCATCGCTGAAAATCTCACTATCCGGCACCTTGAGTTGGCTGATCAATGGAAACAACTGCCTACCCTCGTAGGTGTGTGTCTCTGGCGGCAACTCGAATTGGGGATAACCAACATATGTGACCCCAAGCTGAGTTGGCAAGGTCGACACGTTGGTGTACATAAGACTAGGATTGGGCGGCGACCACCAACCACGCAGGGATCGAGCCACCACCTTGACAAAGTTACGAATCTCATCAGCAAAGTTGGCGATCACGCCCAAAGCGGCTACGCTCGCCTCCACCAATGAATTGGGGCGAACAATGGCTGGCACGTGATGCTTGCAAAATCGGCGATACATATACAAACAGATAAACCAAAGGGCAGTGCGCATCAACTTACCAAGGATCGAAGTGCGCGGCGCAGCTGCACGGGCTTTGGCCTCATTGTACTCATCAATGACCAAACGGTTGTCGGCAATATAATCATTCGCAACAGTTGCATCTGCAATCGCGGCTATCAAGGCTTGAGACGCCACAAACGCTACACATCGTTTGTACTTGGCGGGCATGCTCAAATTATCACAGTATGACACACCACGTGACATAAGGGAGTTCAATGACACCTCACTCGGCTTGCTTCTGAGCGCAGCCTGATAAAGGTGGTCATAGAGACCTATAGGAATGATCATGTTATCGACACCATCATATGATATGATGGCAGCCCCATTGAGATACACACAACTACGGATCGGCACATCCAACCGGGTGGTCTTGGAATCCACCGGTTTTGAATTGGGACCGCAGAAGTTGACTCGACCATAGAGCTGACCGAATGCGAATGTGAAAGCAGTTGGGACAATGACTGACTGAGCTAGCTCCTTTGATTGTACATTGATCACCGGTGTGAGTTTGTACACGCGCGTGTCACCACATTCTCTCCAGAGCACCACAGCAGCGTAGCGCCCCTTTGAGTCCTTGATGAAAGGCTTGTGAACCCAATCACA